AGGGATAGCATTTGTACCCAATCTCTTCCAACCATTGTAATCCCAACGTAAATTCCAAGCAGCACCTTTTCTAAGGTCTCTTAAAATTTCTCTATCAATTTCTGCCGCAATTTGCTCTGATAATAAAGCAGTTAATTCTGCTTCAGCATCAATGTTATGGAATGCAGCAACGTCTTGTGCCATTTCTGGTGACCATTGCGCTCTTAACTTTCTTTCTGTAACTGAAACAGTAACTGATTGTAAATCAAAAGAAACTTCACCAATTTTATCTTCAAATTCTAAACTTTTGTAAATTCTATAAGATGCCGCAAAATCATCAGCAGTTGCACCAGTTGCAACAGTAAATCCACTATAACCATCTAATGTAGTTGCGCCAACAGTTGCTGGTGTTTGTAAATCAACCTCAAGATAAATAATACCTTCTGGTGTTGATAAATCATTATATGTTCCACCACCTACTTTATCATTAGGGAAAGTTAATGGTAAATCAGAACCATATTGAACAATACCTTTACCATATTTTTGAGTAACTACTCTAAATAATAATGGATTAGTAGTAAGACCAGAGAATTTACCAGTAGATTTAGCGTTAACAGTTAAACTAGCTAAGAAACTTTCATTATCTACTGGATGACCATCAGGTCCAATTAATTTACCTTCACCAGTACTTGAAAATCCAGACATAGCTAATAAAACTTTTCTATATTCACCAGTAGTATAAGCACTAACTGTTAAATTTGAACCATCCCAAACAACAGTTTTAACAGTTGCAGTAATTGCACTATATTGTCCTTTTGAATAATCATAAATACCTTCTGGATTCAAACCTGGCTCATTACCCTCATAAAATCTATCATATAGATTTTTACTTCCATCATTATAACCACTAGTAGGTGTTCCAGTTGTATTACCTGGCGCACCATATGGCTGATGATGATCAGTACCATTGTATGATTGAATTTGAGGTACAAAGAAGAACAGTTTACCAATTGGTAAATTCATCGCCTGTACAGATACAATATCATTAGCCAATAATTTAGAGAATACTCTCCTAACAATTGGAAACACTACTGTTTCAAACGCACCAGTATCAGATGTACTAGCTGCTTCATTTATAAGATATGATGCTTGGTTTTCATATAACTGCGCAACATTTTCTTTTAAGTGACCTTTTAGGCCCTCAAGGAATCCTAATTTATTCCATTTGTTAATAGTATCTTCTTTGATAACTTTTAGGTGTTTCAACCCAATATTACCAACAAGACCTGATTCTAATAATGCTCCCATTTTTTATTTGTTTTTTATTTATTTTATTAACCTAATTTACCCATCAAATCCTTCATCCTCAAAAATTGAGGATTTTCATAAGTTTTTGATTCAATTAAGTTAGCTGATGAACCTGTTGACGCAACATTTGAAATCTTACGGTTAACAGACTCATTTAAAGACGAATTTGAATCTTTTGATAATTCATTGTTAATAGCAGAATACAAGTTTTTAGATTCTTGTAATGTCTGAATATTATCAAATCGTCTTAAAATGTTTATTTTTTCTTTTTTAGTAGTTGAGTGTTCAGTAAACAATCTTGTTGCATATGCTAAATTAGCATTGAAAACTGCAACATCATTTAGTTTCTCTCTAAAAATGTTTAATGATTTTTTATAATCATTATTTGTTTGTTTTAATTCAGAAACTTGGTTTTCCAGAGCCTCTAAATGTAAATTTCTATTTGGTGTTACGCCTTTTCTAAGACCTCTACCTGCTTTACTTCCCATTCCGTAAGTTCTTGATGCTTCTTTGGTTTCTTGTTTTTTACCAGTTGTAACTTTTTTCATTTTCCCATCAACATTTGCTGCGGATTTGTCATAGTTAAATTTGGCTTTACCTGTTCCCATTTTTTTAGGACCCTCTTTCATTTTTTCATTAAAACCGTTTTTAGCCATCTTGTACTTAAATTTGGAAGTCTTTTTAGCCTCACCTAAATAATTATAATTCTCTCCAACATTACCATCACCACCATTTAAACAACCTTTTTCTTTCAAGTAATCATATACATCAGAAATAGTTGCTTTTGGATTTTTGGCTAAATAATCTGAAGTGCTAAAATTAGAACAATCAAAATCTTCATCATCTTCCATTTCATAATCCTCATCTTCCATTTCATCTTCGTCTTCCATCTCATAACCATCATCTTCTACATCAAACTCTTCTTCATCTTCCATTTCTATTTCATAAATAACATTGCTATGTTTATTTGCTTTTTCAAAAATTTTATCAATTGTTGATTGCGTATCATCTTCTTCTAATTCCATATCATCATCTTCCATATCATCATCTTCTTCTTCGTTGTCATTAAAATATTTCAAACCAAGTCTTTTGCTCATAGCATAGTCCATATCAATATCTTCGTTTTCGTCATCAAAAGGTTCAAAATCACCTTCTTCATCGTCGTCATTAAAATATCTCATACCATATTCTTGAGCATCAAATTCCATATCATCCTCATCTTCCATATCTGAATCAAAATCTTCTATTTGTTCTCCTAGTCTTATTAAATATTCATCACCATCATCAGTTAATGAGATATCATTACCATCTTTTGATATAATTATACCATCTTCATCATCCATTGCTTTAAATACTTTTAAAAGTTCACTTTGTGATGCTCCCCTCATATCAATAACATCCTCTTCCATATCCATATCATCTTCCATATCCATATCATCTTCCATACCCATATCATCTTCCATACCCATATCATCTTCCATACCCATATCATCTTCCATATCCATATCATCCTCCATATCTAAATCAGTTTCATCATCTTCAATATCTTCTTGTTCATTTAAAGATTCTTTAACCAACTCTTCGATTTCTTCCTTCATTGTTGAAGAAAGTATTCCTTTTGCGTTTTCTGCAAGCACATCTTCAATTTGTTTCATTTGAATTAGCGCTTCTTCTACTAAATTTTTTTCAGGTTGCATAATTTTTATTTATTTTTATTATAAATATATCAAAAAGTAAAAAAGTTACTGATTATCAATATTTTTTTAAAATAAAAAAACCCCTAACATTTTTTATGCTAGGGGTTTACGATAAAAGTTATTTGTTTTAAACAAAAACCTCATCAATTTTTGATTCTGAAACTGCTGTTATTCTCCAATCTTGGGAAAAGTTTTTATACTTTTCTGTAACTTTTGCTTCAACATCTGTTACAGAATAACCTTTAACTAATTTCTCTTCTCTTACTTTTTTCATTTTACCAGTATTCTCATCAGGTAGAGAAAAAGTTAATCTGGCAACAAAGAATTTTTCATCCATAGCTATTGTTTTTTATTTGTTTGTATAAATATAGTTATTTTTTTTGTAAAAATAATGAAAAATAATTAAATTTTTTTATCCTCTATATATTTCACCTTTTATAAATCCAGGCTTAACCATTTCTCTTAATTCTTCATCAGTATATTTTTTTAAATTTGTGTTCATTATAAGTAAATTTTCTCCAACTTTTAGTCCTTTTGGTAATGAGGTTATTTGTGTACCACTTATATTCAATCTACTACCAACTTTTAGCCCTTTAGGTAGTGAAGTTATTTTTGTATTACCCAAATCCAAATATTTGCCAACTTGTAAATTATCTGGTAATGAGGTTATTTTTGCAAAGGTTAATATTAAATCACCATCAACTTTTAATCCAGTTGGTAATGAAGTTAAATTTTCACAAAAAGCCAAATCTAACCTACCCCTAACATGTAAATTATCTGGTAATGACATTATTTTAGAACCTGATAAACCCAAATTAGGAACAAATTTCAAATCTTTTGGGAGAGTAGTTATATTTGTATCATTCAATTCCAAAGCCTCTCCAATTTTCAATCCTGTTGGTAATGATTTTAATTTGGAACAATTCTTTAAATATAATGTACCCCCAACTTCTAATCCTTCTGATAGTGATGTTAAACTTGTGCAATTGTTTAAATTTAAAAAACCACCAACTTTTAATACTTTTGGTAGGTATTTTAAACTTTTGCAATTATATAAATTCAAATCACCACCAACTTGTAATCCTTCTGGTAAGGTTGTTATTGTTGAGTATTGTAAATTTATATCACCAACAACTATCAATCCTATTGGTAAGTATTTTAAGTTTTTACAACCATATAAATCTAAATCCCCCTTAACTTTCAATCCTTGTGGTAATGATGTTAAACTTGTGCAATTAGATAAATTTAAATCACTACCAACTTTCAATCCTTGTGGTAATGATGTTAAACTTGTGCAATTTTTTAAATCCAAAGAACCCTTAATTTCCAATCCTTGTGGTAAGGATGTTAAACTTGTGCAATTTCTTAAATCCAAAGTACCCTTAATTTCCAATCCTTCTGGCAAAGATGTTATTTTTGAATTTGCCAAATTTAAATCCCCATTAACAATCAAATCATCTTTTGTTAATGGTTCATTAAAAAACAACTTCCACTTTAAAGTTGCTTTGGCTTTATGTTTTTTGGTTTCTTTATTTTCAAGAAAATCAAATATTCTTTTTAATGTTTCTATTTCCATTATCTAATCTCTAATTATTGGCCCTTTTATAACTCCAGGTTTAACCATTTTTCTTAATTCATCATTTGAATACTTTTCTAATGGTGTTCCAGCAATATCCAAACCACCTTTAACTATCAAACCTTTTGGTAATGTTTCTATTTTTGTAAAGGATAATATTAACTCTCCCCCAATTTTAACTCCTTGGGGTAATGATTTTATTTGGCTATTAAATAAATTTAAATCCCCACCAACAAACAATCCTTCCCCAATGGAAACTATTCGTTTTGGTGATAATTGAATGCTGTCACCAACTTTTAATCCTTTTGGTAATGAGTTTATGGCATCACAACCAATTATGTTTAAATGACCACCAACTTGTAAATCATCTGGTAATGAGCTTATTTCTGAAAAGGTTAACATCAAATCACCCTCAACTTTCAAACCATCTGGTAAGGAGGTTATTTTTGAATTTTCTAAATTTAAATCACCTTTAAAAGTCAAATCTTCTTCTGTTAATGGTATATCATTTTTCAATTTCCAAAATAATGGTAAATTTTGTTCGCCCTTTTGTTTGATAAATTCAAATATCTTTCCTAATGTTTCTTCTTTCATTTTAATATATGTTAC